GGTTCCGACCGCAAACTTTTTGTACGAGTTTAGTCTAAAACCTTTATCTCAACACACTTATGCAAACAGAATCTCTAAAAATTAATAAGAATAAATTTGGTCGCACAATTTATGATGAGGCCAAAGTTTTAGAGCTTCGGGCAACTGGGCTAGGTATGAGAAAAATTCACAATCAAACGCTTATTCCCAAAACGACACTTCATAGAATCTTTAAGCGCAACAACATTGAAACTTTTCCATATCAGACAAAAAGATGGGGCAACGCATTCCGGATTAAGGAAAGAAAAAGGATGGTTGGGCAAATATTCAAAAGGGGATCAGAGGCAAGAACTATAACGGCCAAAGTTATTAGGGCAATTAGGGTTGGTTCTTCTTTGTTTGAATCAATAGAAAGATGCGGGGCTTGTCCAGAAATAGCCTTACGATGGCTCAAAAAAACAAAAAGCTATGATGCCCTTAAATGGAGAGAGCAAAAAAGAAAGATATCACTTGGCCTATCGGCAGAACAGATGGAGCTACAAAAAGAACATCGCATTAAGAAAACGATGGAAATGCGAAAGGCAAAGTATATAGAAGCACGAAAAAATACCGCCATTCTGATCAAATCATTAAGGGCTGGGATACCGATTGAGATCACGGCAAATCAACTCGGCCTAAACAAATCAACCGCATGGAATTGGGTATATAAAACAAAAGCGTATAAAATTTTGCGGAATAAAATGAATTGCAATTTGAAATACCCCCGCAAAAAGAATATTGGGGTCTTGTCTAAAAAATACACATCGGAAAAGAAAATGATGCCCGATGCTCGCCAATATGTTGTTGCGGCAAACATCGGCAAGGGCGTTGTCGAGGAAAAGGAAACATGGAAAACAAACCAAATTGGGCAGGGGAGATCGGGACTAAGGGCGGATTTTTTTGTAAAAGAAGATAACCATATATACGAATGCAAGCAAAGGTGTGATCCCGGAACATCTCAAAGAATGATAGGGCAAATTTTCATTTATATAATGGCGGGGTATAGGGTTTCGGCAATAATGCCAAACGACATTATTATCCCAAGCTACCTATCTGAAGCCCTTGAAAGAATGAAAGTCGAAATGATTCTTATATGAAATACCCACAACTTCTAACAAAAAGAATCAGCGAACTTTCTCCCGCAAAATACAATCCCAGAAAAATTACTTCTGATGCTTTGGGTAGGCTCACAAAATCTTTGAGCGAACTTGGGAATCTTCAGCCGATAACTTGGAACGCCAAGACCGGGAACATAGTCGGAGGCCATCAGCGGCTGAAATGCTATCAAGCCCTCGGCAAAGATGAAATCGAGGTATGGGCGGTCTGGTTGGATGAGGCAAAAGAGAAGGCGGCGAACCTAGCTCTTAATAAATTGAGTGGCGAATTTGATATGCCCCAACTCAAAGACATCCTAGAGGAACTGGACGCAGGGGAGATCGACATAGATATTACCGGGTTCAGCTTGGATGAGATTGGAAAGATGATGGAGGCCACTAGCCCAGAAGATGAGAAGGGTGGAGAGGGCGAGAAATGCTTGGCGTGTGGGAAGCCCTTGTGAGAAATGATAAGACAAAAAGAGCTATGCGAGAAGTGGGGGCTAACAAGGGGGGCAATCTCCCAGTTAGTAAAAGCGGGTATGCCCCTTACGAGCGTAGTCGATGCAGAGCGTTGGAAAATAGCCAATCAAAAGAAGCCAAGCAGGGCGAGGCCGATCTTGTCAGCATCAGCGAACTTATCAGAGACATCAGAGAACTCGGATGCCGAGTCGATCAAATTGGGAAATCCGCTTGGACGATTACATCGGGCGAGGAGAGCCGAGTTAGTTGCCTACTCGTTAGTTCAGAGGGCGGCCAACGAAAAAAACCCAGTCGCTATGAGGGCGGCGGTGCAAGGATGGGGCGAAGCAAAAAAGCGAGTCGCAGAAGCCGAAATGGAACACGCTCGATGGGAAGAAGTGAGCCGAGTCACAGTTCGGATGGGGGAAGTGCAGGAATGGATAACGAAGTGGCACGGAGCAATCAGATCGCTTCTGGATGCCCTTCCTTCGAGCCTAGCGGCCAGAGCAAACCCATCAGACCCAGAGTGCGCCAAGCAAGCCATCCAAGACGGAATCAATCAAATCTTCGTTACCATCCAGAAAGCAGAGGGGGCGTTTAAATGATACTAGGGCTAAAAATAGGTGTCGGAATAGTGCTTGGAATCGTGCTACTCAATGTGGCATTCTGGACTTGCATTATTCTGGCCTATCTACTCGCCACTTTATTTGAGTGCATCGGGAAGTGGATAAACAAGTGAATGAATGTTTCCTCGTCATCATCGCCACCCTCGGCTTGCTAGGATTGATTCTGCCGTTCTTTGACGAATGAAACGCTCGCCCCTCAAACGCAAAACCCCACTCAAGCGAGGGGGGAAACTACTCCGAGTGTCTGCCAAGAGACGAAAGCAAAACGAGGTCTATTCTGATGTGCGAGAGAAGTTTCTAGGCAACACACCAGTCTGCCAAGTTTGCCAAAACAAGATGGCGAGCCAAGTTCACCATAGGCGAGGGAGGTTCGGGGATAGGCTTAATGAGGTTGAGTTTTTCTTGGCGGTTTGCTTTGAGTGCCATCACAAAATCCATATGAACCCAGCGTGGGCGTATGCAAAAGATTATCTGGTTAAGAGATGAACATCGGGGCGTTCAGCCGTAGTTTCTTTGAGCCAAGAGAGCAACTATCAATTCCAGAATGGGCAGAGAAAAACCTTACGCTCTCGGCAAGGGTAACGAACATACCCGGAGCATATTCGACAACACTCACGCCCTATGTTCGTGAACCCCTAGGGGCTTTTGGTGATGATTCAATTCGGAGGGTGGTGTTGGTATGGGGGGCGCAGACCTCAAAGACTACAACGATTCTCGCTGGCCTAGCCTACCGAGTAGCAGAGCGGCCTTGCCCGGTCTTGTGGGTGATGCCCTCGGAACATCTAGCCCGATCATTTACAGAAACCCGCTGGCTTCCGATGGTGGACGATTGCCCAGCCCTAGCCAAAGAACGGCCAGAAAATACAGACCGAATCAAAATCCTAGAGCAACATTTTAAGCGATGCTCAGTCTGGTGGGCGGGAACAAGTGCCTCGGCTCTTTCTAGTCGCTCGATTGCTTTGCTCTGTATGGATGAGGTGGACAAGTTTCCAGAGCAAGCAGGGTCGGGGAGGGAGGCCAATCCGGTGCAGTTAGCGGAAGCACGAGTCAGCACCTACCCCAATCATTTAATCATAGCAACTAGCACCCCGACAACTGCCGACTCAATAATTTGGGCTGAATGGCAGAAGGGCGATATGCGTTTCTATTTTGTGCCTTGCCCCCATTGTGGATTAAAACAAAAACTAATCTGGGGACAAGTGAAGTGGGACGAGGCCGCCAAGATAGAAGATGGCGTTTATGATTATGCCCTAGTGAAATCCTCGACCTACTACGAATGCGAGGGATGCAAGGGCAAGATTCAGGACGGCCAAAAAACCAAGATGCTCAGAGAAGGGGAGTGGAGGGCAACCAATCCCAAGGGCGAACCAGCCAGACGCTCGTATCACCTCAACGGCCTATACGCTCCGTGGGTTAGCTTCGGGAGCTTGGCGGTCAAGTTCCTACAAGATAAGCACAGCGGGATTATCGGCCTGCAAGATTTCGTGAACCGAGTTCTTGCCGAGCCTTGGATGGAACACGAATCAGAAAAGATGCAGATCGTTCCCGGTGCTTACAAGATGGGCGAGGTTCGGATGGGCGATAAGCTGATTATGAGTTGCGACATTCAAGAGGCTGGGGGCTTCCACGCTTGGTGCGTTGTGAGGGCTTGGGATTTAGAGGGCAAACCAAGGCTTGTGTGGGCGGGTAGGCTAGAAACTTGGGGCGACATAAAGGCAAAACAAGACGAGTTTGGTGTTGAGGATAAATGTGTCTTAATTGATTCGGGCGATCAAACCAGAGATGTATATTTGAATTGTTGCAAGAACGGCTGGGTGGCGTTGGTTGGCTCGGACAAGACCAGCTTCTCCGAGATCGTCAATGAGCAGAAGGTGCAAAGGCCATACGCTCGAATCGCAAATGGCGACCCCTTCTCTGGTAAGGCAGTTCAATCAAGGGCGGGGTGGAAGTGGAAGCTCTGCCCGATTTGGAGATGGTCGAACCCATCCATCAAAGACATACTCTCCCAGCTTCTCAAAGAGGAGGGATTCATCGCCCTAGATACGCCGGATGTTTGGAAGGTGCATATCGAAGCAGAGGTGAAGGTAAGAGTGAAAAATCCTATGACTGGCAGGGAAAGACTTGTATGGAAGCAAGTCGGGAAGCACAATCATTTAATGGATTGTGAGTGCATGAATATCGTGGGGGCGGCACTCCACGGAAGGCTCAAAGTTTCCCCCGCAAGTTTGACAGAGGAGGTTGAGAATGGCGAAGGGTGATTTCATTGGGCTACCCCTTGCCACCCTAACTTCTCTGCGTGATAAGTATGTGACTTGTCTTGAGGCGATTGCGGTGGCTGGGTCTAGCTATTCGATAGCGGGACGCTCTTTTTCTAGGGCGAATCTTGGGGAAGTTCGTGATACTATCGCAGAGCTAACCCTTGCCATCCAGTCTGCCAACGGCACTCGTATCCGCACGACCTACGCCAACTTCTCGTGAAAAAAGCCCAGCTAAACTTAATCGATAAAGCTGTTGCCTTTCTGAACCCGCAGGGGGCAGTTAATCGTATGATTGCACGGCAAAAGCTCGTCAACTTCTCTTACGATGCGGTCAAATATACAAGGGAACGCAAGGGGCCGAGTTCGCTTTCTGGTGCGGAAGATTATCGTTCTAACTATGACCGAGTGGAGCTGATGAAAAGGGCGAGGGACTTGGCAGAGAATGTCGGCCTTGTTCGCTCCATCCTTATGAAGTTCGCCAGCCACACCGCCGCAAACATTTCCTACCAAGCCCGAACAGAAAACCCCGAGGTCAATACAGAGGTTGAGGCATATTGGGCAGAGTGGTGGGACAAGTGCGACATCTCCACAAGGCACACCGGCTCAACCCTTATGCAGGTCGCAATGATGAGTATGCTCCGGGATGGTGACTTCCTTTTCGTTTTGGTTCGCGATAAGGATGGCAACTTAAAGATTCAGGGCATCGAGGCAGATAGAGTAGGCGACCCATTTAAGGTTTATACAAGCCTAGATTTGATCGGTGGAATCCATATTGATCGGGATACTGGTGCGCCGAGTGCCTACGATATTTACAACCGAAGCATCGGGGACTTCTACACCTACCAAGCAACAATCCCCGCAAGCCAAGCCTTTCACCTATTCGACCCGCTCCGCATCGACCAGTACCGAGGAATCTCCGCTTTCCATACGGCCATAAATGATTGCACAGACATTTACGATATCGTGAACTTTGAGAAGATGGCGGCACGAGTTGCCTCTTCTCAATCCGCAGTTGTTCGCAGGAATAACAACAATGCCTCTGATCTCTCCACGCTCACAAACGATGAGAATGTTAATGGTGATACTATCAAGCTAGAAGCGATTGAGTCTGGCAAAATCTCCTACCTAGAGCCGGGTGAGGACATCGTGTTTCCCGATGGGCCGAGCCGTCCCTCTGGTGCGTTCGCAGAGTTCCACAAGATTCTCCTCCGCAATATCTGCCTTGGCCTTGGCATCCCTTACAGCTTCGCCGTTGACCCTTCCGCTATGAGTGGCCCGACTGCTCGCCTTGAGATGCAACAAGCAGGGCGAACCTTCCGCAGATACCAGAAGCTCCTAGATGATAAAGTTCTTCGACCCATTAAGAACATCGTGATTGCCGATGGGGTGGCAAGGGGATTGATTGAGAACAATGTTGGAACAAGAACGACGAAGGGCATCTTTAACTTTGGGGCGAATGTATCTATTGATTTAGGGAGAGAATCTGCCTCGGCCATCTCCGAGTTCAAGACCGGCCTCAGAACTGCCGCCGATATTTACGCAGAGAGAGGCCAAGATTTTGAGAGTGCTATGCGACAAAGGGCGATTGAGGCCAAGCTAGTGAAGGATTTGGCTGGAGAGTACGAAGTGTCGGCAGACACGATTTCCGACATTGCCGCAGAGGGATTGACCAGAGATTCACAAAAAGCACAAGCGACCCCAACAGAAGGCGAACAGACACCCGCTGGACAACCTTCGGACGAGGATATGCTCGGTGGTGCTTCACTCAATGGAGCGCAAGTTGCCTCCCTTATCAATGTTATCAATGCCGTGGCGATGGGTGCAGTTTCCAAGGAGGGTGCAGTATCTATCATCACCGCCGCCTTCCCGACCATCAGCCCAGACCAAGCAAGGGCAATCGTGGCGGGAGTCAACATTGGGACAACTATCCCCACGACCAAAGAAGAGAAACAGCAGATCGCAAAAGACCAAGAAGGGGATTCTTCGGGAGGCTCAACACCCCCAGCCCCAGAACCTACTATGCCCCCGACCGCCCCCACGGCAACCTCACAAAAAAAAAGTAGTTTAGAGATTTTAGAAAGCCTCGACCCAGCTTCTATTAAGATGCTGATTGAGGGGATGATGGGCGGGATTGAGTTAGCAAAATACGATGGGATTGATTTTACACCCCCAGAAGGAGCTAGGGATGCCGCTAAAAGAGCCTTAGATGTGCGGGAGACAAAACCACCCAGCCAAAGGGGAATGACCCCTGTTGGCCTTGCTAGGGCGAGAGATTTAATCAATGGGGTTAAGATGTCTCCCGACACCATCAAAAGAATGAAAGCCTTTTTCGATAGGCACGAAGTGGACAAGAAAGGCTCGACCTTTGCGGAGCAAGGAAAGGGCTGGCAAGCGTGGAATGGATGGGGTGGGGATGCTGGATATTCTTGGGCTAGGAAAGTAGTTGGACAGATGGAATCTAGGGACAAGAAAGAACTAGCAGAACCAGAGACTTGCCCCCTGCCCACTCAAGACATCAAAACAAATCTAGCCAATAGGCAGACAGCCGTGGACGATGCAAACTACGGCCCAGCCAATCCTAACGAACCCAACGAGGACTACTGGAAAGCCAAGGCAGACGAGTTCCAAGGCGATGTAGACACGGCAAAGAAAATGCTTTGCGGAAATTGTGCGGCTTTCAACCAAACCAGCAAACTTCTAAATTGCATAAAAGGCGGGATAGGGATTGATGCTGATGAGGTTGCGGTGGCTGGCGATCTAGGATATTGCGAGATTTTTGACTTTAAGTGTGCGGCCAAAAGGACTTGTGACGCTTGGATTGTTGGTGGGCCGATTACCGATAAGAAAGAAGAACTAGCCCGACCAGTCTCCCAAACCCCAGCCCCTCCTAAAGAAAGAATCAAAGGCTCGAAAGAAAACCCCGAAGGCACGGCATCCACAAGAAGCAAAGCAGGGGACATTGAGATTTCAGAGCAGAACGAAGAAGCCCTCAAGAACAAGATCGCCGAGTTCAAGGACAAGCACCCCGCAAGAAAAGCCCCCACCATTGGGGCATTGAAGAAAGTTTTTCGCAGGGGGGCGGGTGCGTTCTCTACCAGCTTTAGGCCAACGATTACCGGTGGGAAACCCAACTCACGCAACGCTTGGGCGATGGCTAGGGTGAATAAGTTTCTCAAGATGGCTGGTGGCGGTGAAGTCAAAGACTCCTACCGCCAAGCAGACGGCGATTTGTTAGAGGAAATATGTAGCGAGAAAACCGAGTTCGTTGCAGGCAGGGATTGTGGACAAGATGATGGCGGTACTTTCGGGCCAGATAATAAGTGTGCTGTTGGCTATGGGAGACCACCACTCAAGGGAGGCTATACTCCAACCAGACCCGGAGGGAAATTCCCCAAAGATTATAAAAGGCCAACCCAACAAGACGGCAAAGGCAAGAAACCACTTCCTCCAAAACCACCAGCACCAAAGCCACCCCTGCCACCACCGCCCCCGCCACTCCCTGCTGGAACAAAAAAGCCAACAGAAGAAAAGCCAACCATAAAATCTAAATTCCCAAATGCGACCAAGGCATATGACAGCAAAGAGAGAGCATCGCTAGACCCAGTTATTAAAGAAAATCAAAAAGAATTTGATTCGATTAGAGAAAATATAATTAAAGAGACAGCAAATGCACAGAAAGAATTAGTATCCGCAGAAAGCAAATACCAAGAAATACAACAAAATCTAAAGGAAACTCAACTTAAAATTTCAAATCTAGTCGAAACACGAGACAAGCCCGGTGTAGATGCCAAAAGTTATGCCGAGGCCAAGTCACAGCTAGAGCAAGAGTTTAATAAAAGACAAGCCTTAAAAGAGGAATTGCAAAGGCCAGAAAAACTTATGCAAGAGGCAAGGCAAAAAGTTAGGGAAATTGGGCTTAATGCCATTCGCAAGGATATGCTAGATATAAACAAACAAGACGGATTTACCCCAGAACAATTAAGCAAGGCCACAGAAGAATTAAAACAAAAACAACAAGTGGCAATAGCAACAGACAAAAGATCAATAAGAGAAAGCAAGGGCGATCTTGCAACAAAAACAAGAGAAAAAGGACAAGATGTTTTAAGATCAATCTTCAATCCCAGCATACACTCCGAATCGCTTTCAAAACCAATAAAATATTCAGGAACAAGCAGAGAATATTCAGATGGACAAACAATAGAATTTATTGATGGGACGAGAGCTGGGGCATTAAATGGAATAGTAATTAATAAAAATACAACCTTAAAGACAATACTTCACGAATACGGACATCAAGTTGAAAACGGAAGCCCAGAGGCACACGACTTGTGTTCTGACTTCCTTAAAAAAAGAACTAAAGGAGAAAAGATTGAAAGATTCCAAAGGGTTTTTAGGGGGTATGGGTTTGGAAAGAGTGAGCAAGGATCGCCAGACGATTTTGAAAAATCTTTTAAGGCTGTATTTCCAGAAAGAGAATCAAAAAAAGCCGCTTATTATGCCGGAAAGGTATATCGAGAGACAACTGTTGGGGCAAGCTCCAAGTCATTGGCAAGCACAGAGGTTTATTCTATGGGGCTAGAATTACTGCATCACAACCCAGTTAAGTTTGCTCAAGCCGACCCAGAGTGGTTTGATCTTGTGTCTGGGATTGCAACTGGTAGGCTACTCAAGAAGACAAGAGGACTTAAATAAGGCATTCTATGACTAAAATTACAATTTCTTTTTTAGGGGAAAACATCTCAATCATCATAGATGATGGAGAGATTTCAATAAACACGAAAAACAAGGCTGTTTTAGAGCTAATAGAATCCATATATTCTGACCTATTGGCATCATACAGCCCCGCAGACGGCTCTCTAGGCGGCAATCTAGCACAAGAACTGGTCAAAGTTGGGGCAAAAATTATAGAAGTCGCCGAGCCATCTATGGAAGAAGACCTAGTTTATTAGGTGCTTTTGACATATAGAAAGCCTTATGCCCCTGCCCCTACCTTCCGCAGACGAATCCGAACAAGACTTTGTATCCCGCTTTATGGGTGACGAAGAGGCAGTATCCAAGTTCCCAGATGAAACTCAGAGGGCGGCGGTTGCCTATTCTACTTACAGGGATGAGGAGATGGAGGAAATGGAGCTAGGCGGGGTGAGCATTTTGGAGGTGGGAGAGGCTAAAGGACACGACCTTTTTGTGGATAAAACAAGCCTAGAGACTGCCCTCAAACTTATGCAAGAGGCTAAAAATGGCACTAAGGCAAAGATGAATCATGGCTCTGGATTGGAGGCCGTCGTAGGTTTTTTAAGGAATCCCCGCATCGATGGAGACAAGCTGGTGGCCGACCTTCGCTTACTACGCAACTCCCCCCACTACGGCCTAATCAAAGAGATGGCATCCGAAGCCCCCGACCAGTTCGGCGTTTCCCTAGCCTTTGTGAACGAATCCGAAACCATCGAAGGCAAGGATTACATTCGCCCCCAGAGCATCGCCTCTGCTGATTTAGTTTCCAGCCCAGCCGCCACAAACGGATTGTTTGAGGAGATGGTGAAGTTTATGGAAAAACTCGGTTATGTGCAGGGAGGCAAGACCATCCCAGCCGTAGCCAAAGAAGCCGTGGAGGAAGCTCCATTTGACAAAAAGGACAAAACAAATATGGAAAACAATTATATGAAAGATATCGAGGACATCAAGGTTCGCCTAGCGGCCATTGAAGATTCGATGAAACCCAAGAACGAAAAGATGGCCGAAGCCCCTGTAGACGAGCAAGCTGTTGCCAAAGAAGATAAGGCAGTTGCCGAGGGTGCAAAAGCCGAAGGCGAATCTGTTGATGAGGAAAAGCAAGAGGAGATGAGCGAAGTCGTGAAGAAAGTTCTGACCGAGTTCGGCATTAAGCCCATCCCCGCCTCTCCTTCAATCGAAGTTCCTTCCCAGAAAAAGGAAGAACCCAAAACTTTTGAAGCTCTCGTGGCCGCCCATAGCGACTACGGAACAAGCAAGCTCAAGGCAATGAAAGCCGTGATGCTCTCTAACCCAACCGAATACACCGAGGCTCTGTCTCGTGGTATTACCAAACTCTAAAAAGAAAGATTAAATAAAATGGCTACAAATATTGACGGTGGTGCAGTTCGCACCTTTAACTTTGCTTCAGCGATCTCGGCTTACCGATTCGTTGAGGTTCATACGGATGGCACGGCTCGTGCGGCTGTTTCCGGTTCTGCTCGTTGCGTTGGCTCTACCATCAGCGATGTGGCGGCTGGCGACAACGGTGCAGTTAAGCTGTTCTACCCAACCTTTTTCGCAACTTCCGAGTATGGAATCACCGCTGGTAACCTCGTTGCTACGACTGGTTCTGGCCTCGTAACCACGGCGGCGGCTAATCTCGGCGTTGTTGGCGTTGCTCTCGAAACTGCTCTTGCTGATGCAGTAATCGAAGTTGCAGTTCCCTTAACCCAGTAATTTAACCAACCAAGAAAGAATATAAATATATGGCATATGTAAGCGGTGGAACGACTATTCGGGCAGATCTAAACCAAGCGTTGATCGAAGCCCCTCAAGCCGATGTCGGTTTGATTGGAGCGAATTTGCTCCCTTTGCAGAATGTTGATGCAAAGGCTGGAACATACCTCAAAGTTCAATTAGCTGGTGGAGAATTGCTCTCCAACAATGCACTCGCTCGTGAAAGTGGTTCTAGCTACAGCCGAGGGATTCGTTCCTTCGCCTCTGCAAACTACGCAACGAACGAGGTAGGACTTGAGGAACTCGTACCGGATGATAGTGCAAAAGATTTGAATAGGTTTTTTGCATATGAGGCCGAAACTGCGAAGTTCTTGCTTCGTCAGTTGAAGCTCTCCCACGAGAAGCGGGTGGCCGATCTTCTCTGGAACGCAACGACTCCCTTCACAATCGCTGACCAGACTCGTGCAGTTGCCTATACGCAAGCGTTAGTTGCAACAGTCGATGTGGCTCGTGATGTGGCGGCGGCCAAGTTGGCTCTTGCCCAATACGGCTATGAGTCCAACTGCGTTGCGATGTCTGCCAATGTGTTTGAGTTAATCAGACGCTCCACCCTTCTCCAAAATCAGTTCTTCGGAGTTGTCTCGAATACTGGTGCTCGTTTGCTCTCTGAACAAGAGATTGCGGCGGCTCTGGGAGTTCAGAATCTCCTTGTTGGTCGTGCGGCTTATAATACCGCTGGCAAGAACAAGACCTACTCTGGTTCGTTCATCGTTCCGGACACCAAGATCATCGTTGGTCAAGTGTCTGGTGGTGAGTTCACCGCTGGTGGAATCGGACGCACCTTGGTCTGGTCGGGTGACTCGGCTGGTGGTTTCGTCTCTGAAAGCTATCGTGACGAATCTCGCCGTAGCCAAGTGTTGCGTGTGCGTATGAACACCGACGAGGTCGTGATTGACCCGAATGCGGCGGTTCGTATCACCACAAACTTCGCCTAAAGAATTGTTGGTTGTTTCATAGGAATGGGGGGAGGGCGAAAGCTCTCCCCCCTTTTCTTTTTTGACATCCTTATGAGCTAAAATCCTCAACTCCGAAATCCCCTTGAAATATCCTATCTCCACCTATTTAATTGCTGGCAATGAAGAAGAATACATTGGCAGATGTTTGGAAAGTTTCAAACCCATTTCAGCGGAGCTTGTTGTCTGCATCGCTAGGGGGAATCTTGTCCCAGACAAAACAGAAGAAATTGCCAAAGGTCTGGGTGCGAAAATCGTTCACTACCAGAATCAAAGAACTGATTGGCCTCACATAGACGATTTTGCAACCGCAAGGAACACGGCTCTTGGTGCGTGTTCAAATGAATGGTGTTTATGGGTCGATGCTGACGATATAATGGCCGAGGATGGGGCGAAGGTTGTCGAAGAAGCTATTGACCTTGCCGTTGAGAAAGACGCTCACCTCGTAGCGTTAAAGTACAATGTGGACAACGCCGGACTCATTCCCCTCCGAGAAGAAATCTCAAAGAGGGGAACTTGCCATTGGAAGAACCGAGTCCACGAAATGCTTGTTACTAAAGAGCCAAACAAAACTATTGGGCTAGATAAGATTTTCAGAATCCACAAACCTAACGGCTATAAGGCCAAAAGTGCGGAAAGGAACTTCAACATCCTAGCCGACACGCTTTCCACCGCCCCAAACGCCCTTTACTACCAAGCTCAAGAATACTTCTTATCGAATCAGATGGACAAGTGTATTGAGTCCAGCTTGCGAGCCTTAACCTTTTCAGAGCTAGAAGATACGCTTCGCTATGATGTGCTTTGCAATCTTGGCCGATGCGTTCCAGACAATGAGAGGCTTTCTTATCTAGGGCAAGCAGTAGCCCTGCAACCAGACCGCCGAGAGGCTTATTTTTATATAGCGAATCATTGGGCGGGGAAGGGCAACTGGATAAAGACCTACGGCTCGGCAAGGGCTTGTATGACTTTGCATAGACCAAAAACCCACTACTGGAATCTTGTCGAGGCAATCTACAACTGGCAAGCGATGGACTTATATGAGACGGCCTCGGTGTGTGTGGGAGAGGCTAGCGAAGCTGAAAAGATTAAGAAGATGCGACCAGCCCCTAAGATCAGCATTATCCACGCCACCAAAGGAAGGCCACAAGTCGCTTGGCAAAGACGCTGGCAATGGCTTTCCCTAGCCCAAAAGCCCCTAGAGGTTGAATGGTTGTTTATGGTCGATCACGATGAGGCCGTCGACTACACCCCCCACCAAGCCATTAGGTGCAATCCCGGAGGCATCGTCAACGCTTGGAACGCAGGGGCAAAGTTAGCCAAGGGGGACATTATCATTCAAATGAGCGATGATTGGACACCACCCCGCCATTGGGATGCCCTAATTTCGACCGCTATGGGGGATACAGCGGAGGAGAAAGTGTTGGCAGTATCAGATGGCCTCCGAACCGATAAACTGCTTTGTATGGCGATTCTGACGCAATCTAGGCTCAAGAAACAGGGGGAGATGTTCTGCCCAGAATATCAAGAATCCGATGGCATATATTCCGACAACGAGGTGACCGACCGAGCTTATGAGGATAGGGTAATAGTTGAGGCTAGACATATCCAATTCAAACACGAGAATCCGATGTTCACCGGAGGCAACCCCGATGACCTACTTAAAAACCACAATAAACCCGAACACTACCAAAGGGGGAAAGCAATCTATGAAAAACGCAAAGCAAATAATTGGATGTAGGAAAGCAAAAAAGGGGGAAGATACCAAGGGGCTTGGTATGATTAAATTCGGGAAGTCTCGCCCCGACCCCACCAAGTATGTGAAGGTTGATATTACCTATGACGAAAAAGCAGAGAAAGATTTGTATGAGTGCGGGATGATTGCGTTAAAGCACGACAAGGAAGCAGTCATTCAATATGTGATCGTGAAGGCTCTTACTGGATACGCAAAGTGCAAGAAATAAGCATCCACGACCCCTTCGGCCAAGCCCTTGCAAAATATAGCGAGGGACTAGAAGTAGGGCTAGAGATCGGGGGAGGAACTGGGGACGGCTCGACTCAATGTATTAGGACGAAAAGACTATTCAGCATCGAGAACCACCCCGATCGCATCGGAAGGCATTCGATGAATCTATCTGCAAGGGGAGGCGTTGCTATCAATGGAACGGCAACCCTATCAAAGCTCTGGATGAACAAGAACGACATCGAGGAATTTTATCGAACCATCAAAACAAACCTAAACCAATACCCGCTCGAAACAGTTCTGGGTTGGCATAATGTCTGCCTAGAAACCGCCTTTCCATATTCAACCAACGCCATAGAGGATATTCACTTTGAACATAATGTAGATTTTAACTTTGTTCTAATTGATGGCTCGCCTTTTTCGGGTGAGGCAGAGTTGCGTTGCGTCCGTCCCTTCCTAGCAGAGAAAGCAATCATCGCATTGGACGATGTGAACGACATTAAGAATTTGGCGAACTATAACAAGCTCAAGGGATTTGCCAAACTGCTTTGGGAAGATTGGTCGGTTCGTAATGGTGCGGCCATCTTTGAGCTATGACCAAGGGAATCATCACATCGGAATCACCCGAAATCCATTGGGAACATCTTAATGTAGCTGGCGGCAGGGTGCTTGACTTGGGGTGTGCGTTCTGGACTGAATCAGAAAGGCAAGAGGCCAACGGAACGACTAAGTATTTTCTATCACAAAAGCCAGAGTTTTATATGGGGGTGGACATAAACCAAGGAGACATTCAAACCCTTTCTCAACAATACCCACAAGGAAAGTTCTTGTGCGAAAAGGCAGATTCCGCATTCCAAATGGATACTTGGATAACAGAGAACTCTATCACCCACATTAAGTGCGACATCGAGGGAGACGAGACTCAACTTCTGCAAATTGGGAATGTCCACAATCTAAAAGAAATTGCCATCGAGCTACACTATTCAGACGCTTGGTTAGAGGAGTTTATGGCTTGGTTTGATTCGATTGGGTTTGAGTGCTACCGGCACGACTCAATTTCTTTCTGTCCAGAGATTAGCGTTATTTATGGTCGCTTGAAATGCTAACCATCTTTACCATCGTCCTCAATGGGATGCCCTACATCCAAAGGCATCTATCAGAATTTCAGAAACTCAAGATTCCGTGGGAGTGGAGGATTGTCGAGGGAGTGGCCGAGCCTCTTGGATGCACCCGCTGGTGCAAGCAAGTTCCAGAGAAGTACCATAAGAACTTTGTGAGCGTAGATGGAACGCACGAATATCTTGAGAGCATTAAGGACAAGAATGTTTCAGTTTGTTGGCAAGCCAAGCCCTTCCCCGGCAAGCTGGCGATGATTGGCGAAGCGTTGCGAGGAGTGGAGGGGGGAGTTGTGATGGAGATCGACTCTGATGAGATATGGAGAGCCGACCAGCTAGAGGCAATCTTCGGGCATCTCAAGGGATGCGAGGAGGGGCGAGCGATGCAGTTCCATTGTAACTATTATGTGGGGCAGAATAAAAAAGTAGTGACTAGGGAGGGCTTTGGCTCGAACTGGTACGAATGGTTTAGGGCTTGGAAGTGGGGGAAGGATATTCACTTTACCAGCCACGAACCGCCCAAACTAAATGTCCAGTCAATGATGATTCCAAGGGGAGTGACTGAAACTTGGGGGCTAACCTTTGACCACTTCGCCTACGCCACAAAGGAGCAAGCACAATTCAAGGAAGATTTCTATGGGTATAAAGGGCTAGTCGAGGGATGGGAGAGGCTACAACAAACAACCAGCCCAGTTCGGTTGAGAGATTATTTGCCATTCATAACAGACAAGAGCGTTGCCGATGAGTGTTAAAACTATTAAGTATTCGCAAAGGTTGGGGGATGTGCTTCGTTGCCTGCCAGCCGCCAAGCATCTAGCCGACCAAGGCCACGAAGTTTTCTTTGATTGCCTCGCTCAATACCACGGAGTTTTTGAACTGACTAGCTATGTGAAGGCTGGGCATAGGATGGGTGATGTTATTGATCTTGAGGTATGGCCGAACCAGTACGAGGCTTATCGGAAAAGCAAAAGAAGCTGGACTGACTTTATTTATAGCCATCCAGAGATTAAGGAAGCAGACAAGACTAACATTGTCCTAGATAAGCTAGACGACAAACCAGCCGAGGGACTTCCAGAGTCTTACAACCTAGTTGCCCCATTTGGGCTATCTCAAGGATACTATCGAAACCCACTAGAACTAATCGTAAGGGCTAGGCAAACTATGGGCAAAGACAATTTCTTTGTCCTATGCCCAGCCGACATAAAGATTCAAGGGTTAAGCACCTACACCGCCCCATCGGTTGAGCAGATGGCAAAGGCAATCCGAGGGGCTACGGACTTTTGGGCAATCAATAGCACCCCGATAATCCTTGCTTCGGCAACTAGGAAAGACAAGCAAACCGGCTTCTTCCCCCAGAAGAACGAGTGGGAAACTGACAACATTTTCGACTTTGAGGGGCTAACAAGGATGGATTGACATAGGAGGTGATTTTATGGCGGGGACAATCGACACCTCTTACTTCTCAACTGATCTGCAATTTATGATTGCCGATATGTTCCAAACAGTCACCGGGCTTGCCTCTTCCGCAGTTTCCGCATCAGTCACAGACCTCACCACCGCTAGTGAACTTGAGATAGGCGGGGAGGTATTTAGAGTCACCCAGTCTGTCGTTGTCTTGGCTTCAGCAATCTCTGCTCCCACGATTGGCTCACTCTGCACCGTGAGCGGGGTGGAGCGTATGATCGGAGGATTTTCGCAAAGCACCGATGGTTTGTCCTTCACTATCGAGCTTGCGGAAATTACTACCTAATGGCCTCAATAGAAAGGGAGGTGGAGAACGCCCTCCTTAATGTTGTTTCTGGCGTTACTGGGGTGAACTTTTTCACCAGCGAGAGGGGGACGGCTCGCACGATGCCAAGCGTAACGGTTCAAGCCAGCATCAGCGGGGAGGAGCTTGTGCCTTTCTCTGGTGTATTCAAAACCCCCGCCTCAATAACCTATGTAGCAAGGGCAGACACCACGGCAAGAGCCGACTTCGACGCCAAATTCTATGACATCCTAGAACAACTCTATCGTGACCCAGACCTAGCGAGCTACCTCACCGACCACTCAAACATCACCTTCTATGTGGCAAAGGTGACTGGGGACAACCCTGCCGTGATTGGGCAGAACAGAACTTGGTCAAGGGCTATGACCCTAGACATCACCGCAACGGCAAAGAAATGAACAACAGCGTTCAAATCAATGTGGAGGATGCTTTAGACAATCTCCTAGCCAACATCCCCAGTCTCAATGTCTATAAGACTAATAGGGTAGGTGCAAAGCTATTTCCATCAGCCACAATCTCTGCATCGGTTGGGGGTCAGCTTCTTGGCAATTATACAGGGGTTTATGAAGTTTCTGTTTCAATCGACTACTCCGACACGGCGGCCAAGATTAGCCAAGAGGCTTTTGACTCCGAATACTGCTCTATATTCGAGGCTTTCTATTCTGAAACTCCACCCCTCTTTACCAAGATTCAAAACAATATAGTCGATACAAAGGTTTATACGGCACGGATTACTGGTCAAACCCCGACGATTAGGACGGCTAAAAGGGCTTGGCAGAGGGGCTTGAAGATGAGCTTAATTTGCACCCCATCAGAACTAGACGATGGCTTGCGGTTCTTGGACTTTCACGAAAAGAGAAACTCAATGTATGTGGGTGTGATTTAACAAGGAGCTTGAGAATATGGCACTTTCCATTTTAGACGGCAATCAATCGGCAACCACGCTCTCAACCATCCTTTCTAGTGGGCAACACATCACCGCCCACACGGTTATTAGCCTTGGCACTCAAGCGATTACAGATATGCGGAGCGCAGTCAGCGGGAGCGTTGTTTCAATCTCTAACTTTCCTGCCTCACAATCAACTACCTTCGGTGCAGTTACCGGAAGCGTGTCCGTTTTGAACTTCCCCGCATCGCAAGCGGTAACCTTTTCTGACGCATCTCTAACTAACACCCAACTCCGAGCAAGCGCAGTTACCGTGGGCGGGACAGTCACGGTAGGGAATAGCGTCACCATCTCGTCCATCCCCGCCATCTCTGGCACGGTGACGGCTAATGTTTTTGGAACAAACGGACTTGGTGGGGTTGGTGGAGCGATAATACCGTTTCAAATGGCTTATAATGACGAAGCTTTTTCAGACGGGCGAAGGCTTGCTGTAGCAATAGTCAATTCTCAAGGGGAAGAATACATCTCTGGCACAGTCACCATCGGCTCTGCTCTCCCTGCTGGCACAAACAGAATCGGAGTGGTGACGATTGGCGGCGGGACAGTCACCATCGGAGCGGGCACGGCACAGATCGGCACAGTCACCGCATCTATCAGCGGAACGGTTCCAATCTCCATCTCCTCCGTCACGGTTGGCAATTCGGTAACCATCGCTTCGCTCCCCGCGATTAGCGGGACGGTTACCGCCAACACCTTCGCCCTGCAAGGCACGGCAGTAACCACCTCTAACTTCACCAGCACAACGGCATCTACCGTTCTGGCTAATTACAATGCGACAAGGGAAGTGCTGACTATTTTTAACGAGGGAGCGGGTAACCTTCATGTGAGCGTTGGGGCAACTTGCACCACCATCGCCTATCAGGTGCGCCTATCGGCGGGAGATTATTACGAGGTGCCCAATCATCAAACGACGATCACCCACTCGGCTGTATTCGCCACCGCAGGCACGGCCAGGGTGACGGAAGTTAGTTAGGAGTAGGCGATGCCCTTGTATTCGGCAGTCTGTCCGTTGCCAGTAAATCGGATTAAGAACAGATTATTCGACGCAGACGCAAGGGACTATATTCTGCGAGTTGAAGCGGCAGACGGCCAAAGGCTCGAATCTCAAGTGCGGGGGGCTATTAATAGTTTTGTGATTGGTTGTAAGGCTGACGGAATCTGGACTTCACTTGTCACTTCTTGCATTATGGCTGGAGCAAGAACTGTGGCTGGGGCGATTATTCCGTTACGAGGAAACGCGCCGACAAACAATAACTTTGTAGCTGGTGATTATAGCAGAACGCTTGGATTGCTTGGCAATGATTCAAATAAATATCTGGCTACTGGCTACAATAATAACGATACAACAAATTTTCCTCAAAATGACTCGCATATTTCTTGTTATGTTTCAGCAACTCAGACAGATACCGCTGGAATATTTGTTGGCACTCAATCTACTATTGGAAATATCTTAACCCTAGGTTACTCATCAACAACGCAAATTTTTTTCAGAAATAGGGCGGGAACTCAAAGACTTTTCAGTACGGCTCCACTTGGATTTCAAGCAAGCACAAGAAATAATAGTACAAATTTTTCAAGCAGGGCAACTCAATCTGGTGGGACTATTTCAGATGTTAACTCAACTCTTGCATCTGGCACACCTGCCAGTCAATTATTTGGAGTTTTCTGCGGATTTTCTGGAACAACTGCTAACCAATTTTCAGCGTCTCGCATGTCTTTCTACTCAATCGGGAAAAGCCTTACGATTGCAAACTTAGACACCAGAGTGACAACCCTAATGTCCACTCTTGCGAGGGTTATAGTATAATGCCCCTCCTCCTCCTCACCCTCTTACTCTGCTCCTGCTCACCAAAGTCAGCAAGTAACACACTGCCAAACTACAGCGATATGCAAGCCGCCGAGGACGCCGGGCAAACGCCAAGCAAGTAGAGTCGGTATGATGCACCAATATACTTATGAGGATTTTATGTCCTCGCTCAAATGGCTTGAGGCTGAGGGCTACATAGAGAAGTTCTACGATAACAACGGCGATCTATGCGTTCGCGTGTGCGAAGGGGCAGAAGATTGTGAAGTATGAGTGCAGACCAAGTTGCAGATTTGAGGGAGAGGCTCGCAAGAATCGAGGAGAGGCAAGTAGGGTTAATTTCAATTTTAGAGCGTCATACCAGCGAAATAGCCCAATGGACAGCCAAGATTAACGGCAAGGTGGACACCCTAGAGAGGGAGTCGCACACCATCAAAACTAAGCTCTGGTTGGTTGCCTTGGTGTCGGGAGCGGTCTTTTCTACGATTTGGGAACTTATAAAGGTGCGGGTGTTCCCACGATAATTTGACACAAGCAAAGGAGATTATGAAAAACACACTTTCTAACGAGGTTTCAATCTAATGGCCGCCGTCACGATTGGCACGCAGGGCTTGTCCTTCGGCTTAGTTGGGGAAGCTGGCATCGGACTGGTTCAGAGCTTTTCAGAGGCTCGTAATGTGGAAAAGAATGAAGTCCGCAATAATGCAGGCGACATCGTTGCCATCGGATACTATAACGCCACGACCTCCTACTCACTCTCGGTTGCTATTACTGGTGCTTACAATGTGACCGCAGGGGCGGCCTTGTCTGCTCTCGCAAACGCAACCACCCTCGGCACAACTCGCATCGATTCCATCACGCTGAACAAGTCTAACGATGCGTTTGTGACCCTTGATATCTCGGCGACCGGCTATCCGAATGTAAGTTAAAGAGGTTCTACACCTCTTAACGAAATCCTAAACTTATGACCGAAGCCTACTGGGGAACTACTAATATAAAAGTGGCGAGTGCCGTTGCTTCCTTTGGGGCAAAGCCAAGACAACTCGACCCGGTAACGAGGACAATCAAAGAGGACGGAAGCACCCAAGCTACCTTCTGGTTTGAGGCTGGGGCTGGGGCAGAGGCAAAAGCAGAAATGGAACGCCCTTGGTCAGAAATGAAAAGCGACCCAGAAAGCCCTATTAGGTATGTTAGGGCGGCACTAGAAAACAGAGAGACTTTTCTCGGATTACTCAAGAGATCGGTCGCTTTGAGGGTGGTGCAGACAAAGGGCGGGCAAACTCTACTCATCTCAGAAAACGCAACCTCGGAACAAAGAAGGGCAATCCTAAAGCATCTATGAGCATCTCCCTCGATGAAGAACTAAACTCGGCCTTTATATCCCCAGACAAAGAATATATGGGGGAAAAACTAGCCCCCTACACGGAAGGCTCTCGCTTGCTCCTTTTGCAAGTAAGGGATGACAACGACTCCTCAATCTATTTTATCTGGTCGTTCATCTATATGCACATCCAAATTGCCAAGGGCAGGAAAGAGGCGATCAAACTAGCTTGGAATCGAGACTTGTTTCGTGAAAAGATTATGGACTTTATTGAGGGCAAGACAGAAGCAGATCGAGATGCGGCCACTCAAATCGTATCTAACATCTTGGACGAAGCCCAGAAAGGCAAGGTAGAGGCCATACCAGCACCTCACCAAGCCGAACCGGGAAACGCCTAACGCCAGCGGGAACAGCT